GCGTTCACCACCGACTTCACCGCATCGCCAAGTGCTTGGATCAGCGTGCTCGGTGTGACAGCAAGCGTGGTCGAGGTGAACTCTTGCACCTCAGCGGTGGTAGCAAGCTCGATAACACCACGTTGATCGGTAGTTGCGGTCGGCAATGCAGGCAGCACTTCACCGAACGGACCAATCGTGACGCGATTGACGCCATCGAGGTAGCTGGTGTTGGTTGTCCACGTTGGCGTACCAGTGACTTGACCGCTCAGTGTCAGCGAACTGTTGACAGTCAGGTCATCAGCAGACAGCGTTTCGAAGAACGTCGGGAAGTCGATGGTGTACTCATCGCTGCCAAGCTGTTCCACGCTGAGCGATTCGCCAGTTGCCAGATCTTCCAAGCCTTTGTTGCTGACAAGGAAGCCTTCTTGGTTGAAGCCAGAAGCGTAAACACGACCGCCATTGACGTGCGTGAAGTAGTACGTGAACTTGTTAATCGTGCCAAGCTCTTTTTGGTATTTCGGTAGAGCCTTGGTGTAGTTCAGGTATCCGGCCCATTCGTAAGCATGACCAAACAGGCGGATTGTGCTGGGACGGCGGAACTCAATCGGCCAGTTTGCCCAAGAGTTTGCAGCGCCGCTTGGAGCGGAGATGCCATCCAGCGCTGATCCTGGATTGCGGTCACGGTTAGCGATCGTCTTGGGCAGCAGGATCGTGTGCGCGTTTGCAGCGCTGAAGCCGATGCTGGTCAGGAAGCTGTGCAGACCGAGGTAATCGGTTGCAGTGCGGTACTGCGCGATGACATCGGCATCGGTTGACCAAACCGTCGTCAGGTTGTAGCCGAGAGTCGTCGAAGCATCGACGCCGCTGGTGTCGTTGTCAAAAATAACCTCAGGCTGAGCGTTAGGCAGGAAGTCTTCGTTGTTGTAACCCTCGTCCATGTGAACGTAGGCTTCTTCCCATTCGTCATCATTGAACGATGCGCTTTCGGTTTCCTTGACGCAGATGTAGTGCTTGTTGTCTTTGGTGGCGTTATCACCAGGGCGATAGTAATCGTTAGCGGTCCAAGGCTGCGAAGCGTTATTGCGACGCACCACCACATCAGCAGTCTTGACAACACCAGCGCCGGTTGCAGGTTCGCCGCCAGTTTGCATCACCGTCAGCAGTTTGGTGCTTGGGATTGCGGTATCGATTGACGAACCAGTTAGCGTTGTCTGCAGCACGTAATCACGTACAGGCAGTCGCGCTTCGGTGGTGGTGTTATTCAACACCAAGCTGTAACGACGCTCGGCGGTGGTGCGGGAATCCTTCAGACGACGGATATAGACGCGACGACCAGCAAGTGACGGATAATTTTGACCGGTGTCAACACCGCCTGGAGTCAGGATGTCGTCTCCGGGCTCGATGCCCAGTTCGTTCTCGATCGTGCCAGTGAAGTTGATGCGATCTGGATCAGTCGGATCCCATGCTGATGAGGTGAACTGAGTGCGATAATCTTCACCGATCGGGTTTTCGATCCACAGATAAGAGTTAGCGCGAAGTGTGTAACCCTTGGAATCGACGACTTCAGGCACGCCCGGATTCGGGATGCTGTCGTTCAGCGGAGTATCAAGATTGAAGTATTCCTGAGATTGGATTGTTGCATCACTTTGTCCTGTGGCAATGTTGCCAAGGTAAATCTTGGTGATGTTGCCATTCTCTTCTGTGAGGTTAGTCGCAACGCGGAGTTTGCTGACGGTCCAGTTGCTATCTGCTCGGAATGATGTGGTTTGGTAATCTTCAGAAATAGCAGCGCAACCACCGAAGTTGCTGTTGCTGTTGGTAATGGTCAGCTCGCCGCCAGTTTGCGTCCAGTGGTGGACGCCTTGGCCGATGGCGAAAACTGATACCTCTTGGATGACGGCGTTGTTGACCGCACGAATGTGGAACGACCGGCGATTGGGATCCATCCGCGTGTTGTCGGGATCCGTTGTGATGTAGTCGTCGTAGTTAGAGAATGTTCCCCACGATCCACCGCTGTATTTCTGCCAGCAGTTCAGGTCGCGTTGCAGACTGACGCCAGTGAACTGCGCGATAACGCAAGACCGCAGACCGTTGACTTGGTCGCCATTAGTGAAGACGCCGCACAATCCCCACTCCGAACGACTGGAGCAGTTGTAGATGTAAGGCGACGCACCTTTCGTGGTGTCGCTGGTGACTGTTTGCGAGCCATCGGCAGGGAAGGTGCCGACGATCTTCCATTCTGTGTCGCGCTTGACGGCAAGATCGTTGCTGATGTTGCCGGTGTTGTTCGCGCCACCGAATGCAGTGCGGATCTTGCCGTAGAACGCGTCAAGATCAGCGGCGCTTGCAAACTGGAAGCAATCGACGAGGTGATGGCTGGAGTTTGCGTTTTTCTTGTCTTTGAACGTGATGCCGTAGTAGTAACCACGGCCAGTCATCTTGAAGATGGCGCGGCGGTTCGAGTAATTCGCTGCTTCGTCTGCGACAGCCGGAACCGAGGTGGGGCGGATGATGCACTTCCGCAGGTCAAGGCTGCAAAGGCTGCAACCGCGAGGCAGAATGATGCCGCCGCTGGTTGGGTTGAACGCTTCGAGTTCGCTGTCCGTTGGATTCTTGCCATCGGTCCACTCGGAACTGACGGTGCTGCCGGGACCGTTGAGCACATCGATCAGGCCGGGCATCAGCACGATGCTGACCAGATCGCCTTCGTAAGCGGAGCCGGAAGTCTCCTTGAGGTATGACTTGCTGGTGATCAGCGCCGCTTCGATAATGGCGCGGTTGATTGTTTTGAACGGACGGCTTGGCGTATAACCGCAGACCAAGCGTTGGTTTTCTACAATTTTGCGCTTGGATTCGATTGTGCCATCGTCGTAATCGTTATACGAACCAGTGACGAAAGTATCGGTTCCGGTGTAGGAGTTTACATACAGTACGAATGGTGCGTTGAGCGGGTTGATCTGGTTGGCACTGCCAGGCTCGGTTGAAGCGTCGCCGACAAGCTGACGAGTAAGGTCATTCAGCGCGGCGATTTGGCTGCGGAACTCACCTTGGGTTGCGTTGATGTCGCTCAGTGAACCGCTGTCACCGGCAAATTCCAGACTCGCCACGCTACTTTGACACTACATGGAATCATCGTAGCGCCGTGGAAATCAGGTTGCTATTTTGAGCTTGATCTCAGATGTGGCTACAAAATCAGCCGTACCAGCGATCACCTCAGTGGCGCGGGTGTTCAGGCGAGTGTTGGTTAGCAGAATGTCGCATTCGTAATAGACCGATCCATCGATTCGTAATGATGGTGCTGAGTGGTCTTTGTAGAGGTAGAAGCGGGCTCGGGTGTTGCACTGGTTTTGGGTCAGCAGCACCAGCCTGAGCAGCGCAAGGCCATCTTGTTCGGTATCGACGTAGCTGTGCTCAGCCAGGAACTGCAGGCTGCCAGCGCCACGGACCAGTGATTTGACGTGCTCACCGAATGTTTCGCCGATTGCGGTAGTGTCGAGGTTGCTGGCGTCGATGCTCATCACCCATTCTTCAAGATCGCATTGCAGCTTCCAGTCGCGGTTTTCGCACACGACGCTAAAGCCAGCGGGCAGCGTGATGACCGATTCGAGGCGCTGCTCAGAATCAGGCAGCGTCAGTGGCTGGATCGAGTTTGCTGCAGTATCGATTGCGCTGATGTAGCTCGCGTCGTTGTCGTAATGCGCGACGATGAAGTTTGACGGCTTGACGGCGACCAGCGGTTTTTCGGTGCCGGTTTCAGAGTGTGCGGCGCCCTCGGTGGTCCATAGCTTGATGCGATCCAGCACATCGCGGCTCATGTAGCCATCGATTTGTGTGGTCAGCCCTGTCGTGGCGGCGGTGTTGTAGCGATCGTTATCGTCTTCACTGCCGTTAAGACCAATCAATGTGTCACCTGATTGGGTGATTAGCGTGTCGCCAGCCTGTGTGGTCAGCGTATCGGCTGATTTGAGCTGATTGTAAAACGGTGCGCCATCCGTCAATCCGCCGACGTAGAAAGCAAGTGCCGGACCTGCATCCCAAGCCGAGCCACGGTAAAAGCCATGGCCATCGGGGCAGTCTGCGTAACCGTCACCATTGACATCGAATGGAACGCCACCTGCAGCAGCAATGATGATGCGGTCACCTGCCCAGTAAGCCTGATTGGCGAGTGAGATGCTGTCAGCATTCAGCCTTGCAACAGTCAGCGCCATTGCATCCGGGATCTCCCGGCTGATGTTCAGGACGCCGCCGCTGCCGAGAACTGCCATCAGAAGTTACCGCTGGGCTTGCCACTGACGCTGAAGGACACCGGAACGCTGACCAGATCGCCGACGCTGACACCGACGCCAACCTGAGTCAGAACGACATCACCGCTGATCGTTCCAAGCGAGCTGCTGGTGTCAAGCACCAATGTCACACGCGATTCGTCACCGGTATCACTCAAGATGCGGTTCATGATGGTGCGCGTTGCGGTATTGGTGTCGTCGTACAACAACGTGCCACTGCCGCTGGTACTGCGGATGCCGTATTCGTAAGTGCGGTCAGCTTGACCGATGCCGGTGGTATCCAGCGCATCGCGGTTGATGTTCAGCGTGACATCACGCACCTTGGCGATTGCGGTGCCGTTGAACCGTAATTCAGCAGTAGCGGAGGTTTTAATCGCCATGACGTATATCCTTTAGCTCATTCTAAGCTCAGCGGTCAAGCTGACTTTTACGTTGGACCTACCTGGTGCGACGCTTTCGACTTGCGGCGTGGAGCCCTCGGTGAAGCACCAGATCAGTCCAGCACCTGTTGCGCTTGCATCGAGCCATGTGGTGAGCGTGGCATCGGCGCCGTTGAACAGAATGTCCGGCAGCGTGAGGCTATCGACTGAACCTTTTGC